CAATAAACATACCAGTTGTCATCATACCAGATGACATTGCAGGTCTAATATACTCATATGTCTGATCCATCTTTGGTGCAATACCAGCCTCTTCATGAAAAAAAAATGTACAAGGTCCACCAACTCCTGTTGTTGCATTTTTTTCAAATGATGCCCCTTGTATTTTAGACATAAGACCTTTGTTAGTTTTTCTATTATTTATTCTAACTTCAATTTTTTGTTCCCAAAGTAAAACTTTTTCTGGAGTACATGGTCTATACCATGCAGTGTGCTCATTAAGAAATGTTTTATATTCATCTAAAAACTTCCAAGATCCTTTATCATTAATAAAATCTTTTAATGATGCACCAACTTTACAAATACTACCTTCTTCAAACCAATAGGTATTTATAAGTTTACCCATATGAAAATATGAAGATGCAATCTGACGTTTTTTAAGTATTGCAGAATGTTTATTATTTAACTCAGCTAATAATTCATAAAGAGCCATATGATATTGGGCATCTCTTACTTTAGCAAAACCATACTTTTTTTCTTCTTTATCAAAGATTGGTAAAAAATTTAACCACATATAATAATCTCTAGTTAAATACCAAGACTTATTATCATCTTTGTATATAACACCTTCTCTACATTTATTTTTTTGATCTTCCCAATATGTAGTAAAGTCTTTAGATCTAAAAGGTTTATTACAATAAAACCCTTGAGTATTAAAAGTTTGAGCTTCTTTATTGAATTCTTCAGCTAAACTGTTAAATGCATATTTACCCGGTTCACTAAATATACTGAGTATATAATCAACAAAATCTTTTTTAGTTTCAAAATCCGTGGTTATCCACTCACCATTATAATATGTTGGAACGGATTTATACATTCACTAAAATTGCAAAAACATCACCTTCTTGAATAAGTAAATGTTCTTGATCATTATGTTTCATGGAAACAGGTAAACAATGGTCTGTATATTGAACCACATCTCCTATTTTTATTTCTGATACACTTGCTCCTACTCCTATTACAGTTCCTACATTTTCTCTTTCTTGAGCTCCATCAGGAATAATAATATTGGTGTTTTTGAAAAACTTTTCAGATTCCTTTTGTTTTATCAAAATCTTCTTCCCTACTGGTATAATTTGTTGTGCCATTTTCTTTGATTTGTTTATTTGTTATTAATGCTGTATTATCGGTTTGGTTTTTTGTTATATATGGTTCATCCCAATAACAAAAATGCCATATAATTTCTTTATCCTTCATTATATTTGATCATAAGCTAATCCTGCACCACCTCTAACCGAACTTTCTTGTTCTTGTTTCATATCAGTAAAAGCTCCTTTATATGAATGTCTGATTTGTTCAAACTTAGCTGCTGCATTTACCATAGAATTTATGTTACCATCTCTCCCGTGTTCTATTGCAGTAACTTCCATATACTTGGCCAATCTATCAAGCATAGATTTAATACAAACATAAGCTCTATATGTAGTGGTTTCATAAAGTTTTTTACACATATCTAATGCATATCTTATTTTCCCATCTTCTGGTGATTCTTCTAATTTAATTTCTTCAATTATAATATCTTCTTTTTCATGCTCAGGTAAATTAAAAAAAGGATTCATATCTGGATTTGGACAAGACATATAAAAAATGTATTGATATACTTGCAAATAGCTATCAGGATATTCTTCCATAATAACATTTAAAAAAGGTAAAGCATAACAATGTTCAGTTGGAACAACTTTGGAATTTTGTATATCAAATAATCTTATTAGCATAATTTTAATTTTACCTATTATCTTTTAACCAAGTCATTAATGAAACCACTTCATCTTTCATATATGGTAAGTCATACATTTTTACTTCATCTAAAACAGGTTCTCCATTTTCTACTTTAGTTATTGGATATCCATTATCATCTTCACCCACTTTAACAAACTTAACATGTTGTATTACCAACTTGCCTATTTTTAATTTGGGGTTATGCTTTTTAATAATATACGCATAAATACTTAGTTGTAAGTTATAATGATTTAAATTACAATCGTCCAAGTTGTTTACAGGTTTAAACATTTTATTTGTTATTCCCTCCCAACTAGTAAATCCTTTTTCTTTAATTTCTTTATTGGTTTTGTAATCATAAATGTTAATATAACCATTAACAATTTCTACTAAGTCAGCTTGTCCGCAAATCCCTGCAGATTTCAAATATACTAAATGTTCAGGATATATACCTTCATCTAATTTTTGTTCAGGAGCTAATTTAATACCATCATCATTTGTTAATGGTTTAACAATTGGTATTTCTGTTCCATCACGTTCAATAGTATTAAAGTCTAACATATCAGTTTCTCTCTGATTATGATAAAAGTTACCCAACTTTATAGCTCTTTTTGTTTCATTATCCCATGCATCTAGTATCTCTCTTTCAGACATCCCATACCACTTTGATCTTTTATTTTTAGCTGATTTTTTAGCTTGACCTTTTGCATCAAATTTGGGTTTAAACATTCCTATAAAAGAGGTTACACTTAACCACTCTATATTGTCATTGTCTACACTTTCATATGTATGTCCCTCTTCTTTAAATATAATAGCCATAATATTATGTTCTTGTAGTGTACCAATATGGTACATCAGGATTATTTGGATCAATTGTCCATGTAATAATATTTTCTTGTTTAATTTTAGGTACCCAAGCAGGAGGTAACATTGTTTTTTTGTTAAATGCATTAGCTTGTGCCTCTGCATTTAATAGTATTGTTGCTGCTTCAAATGTAATCAATTTATATTCTAATAAATCTTTTACAATATCAGATACAGTAATTGGTTCAAGTAAATCACTCATAATTTTATTATTTAATTTGTTGGTTTATTTTTTCTTCTTGTTCTTCTGTTGTTAATGCAAACCAATATCCTTTTGGACATTCAGAAGATAATGATCTCACTTTAAATGCTAAACTACAACCACAATCAGAACAACAAGGTTGAGTACCAGGAGCCAAACAATCAGTTCCTTTTGCATCAAACAAAGAACAATTTATACATATTTGAAATCTATCTGTTGCAACAGCTTCAACATGTTCTTTTTTAAATATATTATTTTTAATACCTTCTAGTATTAGATCGGCATTTTTAAATACTGTTAAATATGTTTTCCATTTTCCTTGCATATTGTAAAACTTATTTTGCTTTAAATTCTTTTTTATTTAATATATCTTTTTCTAATTGTTTTAAAGCACGTTCCATTTCTAAAATATTAGAAGTAATGTTTTCACTTTTAGCATAACCATTATAAGTACGTTTAGCAATATTACCCAACATACTTTTTTGTCTTTTAATTGATGTCTCTAACTTATTTTTTCTAAGAATAAATGTACCTAATCCATCTACATAAATTCTTGGAAATTCTAATGTTGACAATTTTTTTCTAAGCTTACTATAATAAAAAGTTACAAAATCATCAACTAATTGATAATGTACTCCCACTTCTTCTGCTATCCCTTTTTTAAATTCATTATGCTTCTTTGGATTCATTACCTAGAATTTTATAATTAAGTAATACTAACCCACTTGTTTGAACATTAATATTTTTATTAATAGTAATAACTTTTTTATTTGTTCCAGTTTTAACAAGCAGATCTTTTTTCTCTGCTTTTGAAATTGCATTTCTTGCTGATTGAGGACTTTTAAATATCTCTTTATCAGTTAAAAAATTACAAAATTTTGAAATCTCTACTTTAGGATTTTTAGAAAGTTCAGTTAAAAAATCTAAATCAGTATTGCTTATTAATGTTTTATTAAAGAAACAATAAGTAAGTATTTGATACTTTATTGAATCATTAATATCCACTTTAAGTTTTAAATCTACATTAGTTACTATTGCCATCTTATAAACTCATTATCATATCAACTAAATCAGGATGAGGATAACAGTCAGATTTATCCCTCCTTACATTGGTATGTGTTAATAATCCTTTTACTTTTCCATAATAAGCATCTTCTTGAAAACCAAATGCTTCTTGAGCTCCCTGTTTTTTTATGAATTCTTGTAATCCTTTTCTAATATCTATTTGATCTCTTTCTCCAACATATCTAATCCATTGTTCTGTAGCTTTGATTTGTTCTTCGGTATAACTGTGCCATTTTAAATGACCTCTAAATGGTTTTTCTAATGTAGTAACTTCACTTAATTTACAACGGGAACCTACATAAGTTTTATAATCATCTGTTAGATAACCCATATTACATATTTCTAAAGCAACTGAATGTCTGTTCATCCAACCTGATCCGGTTCTACCAAGGTGCCATCCTTGGCCCTTTTCTGGGAAAGCTTGAACCATTACTCCATTATATTCATCATCACCATTTCTATGGTTTTTTCCACCTAATACAAACTCTGTAGCTATTCTTCCTCTACTATCTCTACCCCAGTGGTCTATTGTTTTATATGGATTGTTATTTCCTGCAGTGTGGTGTAAGAATATATATTGATTTCCAATAGGACCTTCTAAGTATTCACCTTTAGGTAAATAATGTTTATGAATCAATTGATCATAACTAGTTCTAAAATATTCTTCACTAATATCAGTATCCTCATCAATTTCGTCTGAAACTATACCTGGTTTATTAAACAATAAAGCCCATATAGGAGAATCAACTACACCTGTAACTGGAAAATCATTAGATAACTGAAATCTAATAACAGCTTTTTCAGTTAGTGGTCCAAAGTCTCCATCTGCTGTAATACCCAATGCTCTTTGAAGAGTTTCAACATCTGAACCTTTATCTCCTCTTTTTAATATTCTCATCATAACTAATCTATTTTAGATGCTGCTTCTTCCATAGCTTGTTTAAAAGCTATAGCTTCTTCAGAATTAGGGTCTACTCCATCTTTTTGATCTGCATACTGCTGAGCCATAAACATTTGAGCCTGCATACGTTCAGCTCTTGATTTCTCAATAGTAGCTAAAAGCATTTCATACTCTGCCTGTACTTCTAAATGTGGAATATTGTCTTTGTAGAAAGTAGTGATTTCTTCTCTACGTGCATTTAATTCTTCTTTTGATAAAATAGGTTCTTTATCATCTAAAGAATTTTGGTTTTGTGAATTTGCCATTGTTGATTTATTTTAAATTAAACTTATTTAATACAAATATATATAAATAGTTTAACTAAAAAAAGTGTATGGCAATCTTTATTTGGATTTTATTGTTTACGATTACTCATCGTCCTTGTGTGATAAGAAAGCATCTAACATGTATAATGCAAAAACAGTGAGGGTAAGTGCTAATATGATATCAAAGATCAATGTCATTTTCTATATTTTGCAGTTTTTTTAGCAATGGCTTTAGGTTGCTTTACAAATTGTTTTCCTTTAGCATTACCTTTTGCTTTGGCTTTATTAGTTGCTGCTTTCTCAGAAGCACTTAATGCATCCCATGCTGCAGACGGCAAATACCTTTTCTTTCCTTTAGAAGGTTTACCATCTGAGGTTTTCCATTTTTCATTACCCCATTTTTTTAAAGACTTTTGTGATTTTGCTAATGGCATTATTTTTTAGCTTTTAATTTTTTCTGAACTGTAGCAGACAGATCTTTCATATGGAATAGTTTTACACTTGTTTTAGTGTGTGTCTTTCCTGAATGCAATGAGCCATCGGGCATCTTATGATTACTACCTTTATGCAGTGTACCATCTTTCTTGTAGTGATTTACGCCTTTCATTTGTATCCTCCTCCTTTAGATTTATATTCTTTTGCTAATAATTGTGCTTTACGTGCAGACCATTGTCCGGCTTTACCACCTTTTGTACCAGCTTTAATCTTAGTAAAAAGTGTTTTACGCATTCCTGGTTTAGTATAGTTACCAGCAGCATTTACTGTAGATTTTGTTTTTGCCATTACCATTTAACTTTATCAGCCCAATAAGCAGCACTCATTTTACCTTTAGCAATATTTTTACCATGTCTTGCTTTAAAGGACTTACGTTTAGCTTTCATTTTATCTGATTCTCCTGCTTTTGGTTTACCTGCAGTACTAGCCCCCTGTTCTCCAAAACGAATTGTTTTAACTTGATCACCTGACTTAGCAACTACTACATGAGATTTTTTAGGATGAGAAGGAGTTCTCTTAGGTTTATTAAACCCAGATACCCCTGCTCTTTCTAATCTACTATCTTTTTTTGTAGCCATTATTTATTTTTTTAATTTTTTACCTAATTTCATAAGTGGAACAGGTGTACCTACAGGATAAGGTTTTCCCGGTAATGCAGCAGTTATGGATTTCATACCTGACTTTACTGGAATAGCTTTACGTAATGGAACCGCTGCTTCATTAAGTGGTCCATAACACTTAGCTAAAATAATACCAGTATCTGTGGTGTCAATGATTTGACAAGGCATACAGAACATATTACTTTCACTTAATACTGGGTAATCAGTGTTTACTATGAATGAACGATTGTTAGGAGGTAGCATTTCCCACTCTTCACTAATTGGATCATATTGAGGAATATAAGTTGTAGTATCAAAATAATGATACAATGACCATACTGATTTACCATTCCATATAGTGCTTCCATCAGTGCCCGGATATTGAAAATCTTTTCTAACATTAAATACACCTCCGTTACCCATAATAGAATCCCAGCTAGGACTTACACCATGCATTGCAAGATTTGAAATTGATGTGTCCGAAAATACAGGACAGATAGCACAGCCTTCATCAAACTCTACACCTTGAACCATCATCTTCTTTCCGGTGGGTACTGCACCTGATGCACCGCAAAATGCATATAAACCCTCATGAAGTTTTACGGCCTCTTCTTTTTTAGTACAGCTAAATAACATTGTAGCTGCAACAATTAGTAATAATACTTTTTTCATTTTATTTGATTTATTAATTAAATATTTATTTCTTTCTTTTTACAGAACCTCCGTTACGTTGCTCTTTTAAAAGTTTGCTGCCATAATAAGCACCAGCACCTAAAGCACCAGCAGTTAAAACAGCACCTGCAACTTTACCTGCACCTTCTTTAACATTACGCCAAGTTTTTTGTCTTTTGTTTTTTCTAGCTGCTTTAGAATGGTTACAACCAGGACCAGGACCACATGTTTCCGTTGATCCACCTGTTTCTTTTATAAATGAGTTATTCATAACAGAATTTCTATATGCTTTAACATTTGCAATATTAGGTCTCATCTCTGGAGATGTTATAGGTACTTCTCTACCTATTTCGTATTTTTTCATTTTATTTTTATTTATAAATGTTTCCATTGAATATATTTACCATTTGGTTTTAATAACTCTTTTAATTTAGCTGGTGTTTCATAATATGGATTTTCAAAAGAATCAAAATATATAACGTCAAATTTCTTTTCTTTAAAAACTTGTTTAAAGGGAAAGTTGTTTACATCACCATATAAAATATTAACCTTTGAATTTACATTATTATCTAATGCAACTACATCCGGATACTTTTCAATAATGGTTAAGTTAACCCCTTCTTCAATAGCACGATCATTTATATATCCTATCCCATATCCGATAGATAAAACTTCATCACCTTTATTTATACTATCAAAAAATTCTTCATTGGTGATTTCTTCATATTCTGTATCAGACATAATAAGCATCCCATCATCTGTATTATATAGTACCTCATACTCTGTACCTATTTCAGATAGTTGAAAATACTTGGCCCAATCCTCAGATTCTAAAAGAGCTTGACCTTTATATTTATATTTTTCACGAACTAACATTCTTGCTTTATGGATATTTCTTTATTAATATTTCATGCAGTTTTGCACATCTTTCATATTCTTCATATTCTTCATACCATAATATCATATTCTCTAATTCTGATTTAGAGGGTCCGTAATCTGGATCAAAACCCATTAGTGCCGTTTCTTGCTCAGTTGCTTCCTCTAATAAAGAATCAAAGGTAATCTCCCCGATCAATACCCTATATGAATTATCATATGCTATATTAACCATTTCCTCTTCCACTTGTCTCTGATATATATCATCAAGTATAGAGTCCTTATCCTTATCTTCTTTTGCCATAGCAGTTATCTAATGTTATGCTTCTATACAGATAATATACAAATTTTTAAGATCCTATAAAAATTATTTTCCATATTTCATTTCTTACGGGACACCAAAAAAAAATATTTTCCCAAATTTTGACCCCCCTAAAGGTAATTAAAATATTGTATGTTTTGCATGTGCTAGGGGATCTTGCTATCAACTCCCCAGCTAATTTTTGCGGTAAGGGTACCCCCGTTCTTGTGGTACCCAACTATAATTAATAATTTATAAATCATGAATGTATTCTTCAGAAAAGTACAAGTAAATCAGAACACAGGCTCAGCCGTGATTCAATGTACGTCAAACCCTATCACCAACAAGGTGACAATGCTTGCTGGTGAGCAAGTAGCTACAAGTTCTATGCAGAACATTGTATTTGGAAATTTATCTCTTAAGGACCCTGAAACTAATCAGGTGATGAGAGCTAATCATCCAACTATCCAGAGACTAATGGTAGCATTAGAACCTGGACAAGAAATGCCTGGATATAGATTCTCAAAGAATCCTTGCATAGATATGAAGACTGGTGAGGAAACTAATATGTTCTGGGTGGAAGCCTATGACGTAGAGAATCCATAAACATCAGAACAAGGGAGAGTGTAAAAGCTCTCCCTTTTTTTTAACAATTAGAGTATAGTTATATTAATGAAAGTAAAAAGAAAGTTAAAGGGTGATTGTATTGTGTTAACAATAAGATTACAGTCAGCAATAGAAGTGCACTTATTTAATCAAGCAACATTTGTACATGATTCTTATGATACAGATATGAGTGAATTTGAGGATAACAAGTACAACAAGCAACAGCATAGATATGGGTCTATGGGCTTAACCATACATAAAAGTGGAGATGTATTGTTTAGTAATTCCTTTGGTGTAATTAAGCCAGAATCACAACTTACTGGAACATTTGATGAAGAAGGAACCTATGAACAAGTCAATAGTGCAGTTGATAGATTTGTTCACTACATAAGAGAGAGTATGGGTGTGTAACAACACCCTTTTTATTTTAACAGTTACTTTACATTGTTACTTAATAATTCTTTGATGTTCTTTCTGACATTTGTTACTTTCTTTCTCTCTGCTCTCCTACTTCCTCTCCTCTGCTCCCCAACTAATGTACGCAGCAACTAAATATTTAAATATTAACTGCATCAGTGAGCTTTGTTACTTATTATCTGGTATTCTACACTATTTTTTATTCATTTGTGTGTTACAATTTGTATGGGAGGCCTCATACACCCCATATAACCCCTTTAACACACCTTACAATCATCATCACTATATATAATATAGGTATAGCTAACTCTACACAGATAGACACTGTAGACAGTCTTATACTCTCTCTATATATTAGTTGTCTCTTCTTCTATAGGAATAGTATAACATTACCCGGAATCTCATTATTCACCACTTAACATATAAAATATAAATCCCATGAAAAAAATAATAACACTTATAGCTGTGGCATTAACTTTTGCTGCATGTACTAACACAAAAGAAATCCAGTGTATTGATGCATACTCTTCAATAGATATCACTATCAAACTAACAGGTGATAATGAAGGTAGACCTTATTACTCAGTATATATGTCAAATGGTACTGTCCATGAATACATGTATGCAGAAGAAATTGCTCGTGGACTGTTAGAAGACAATTGGTCTGCTGATGAAGATTTAATCTTAGCATATGCAAACCAAGAATAAACTTATTAAAACATAAATCATATGAACACAACAAAAGTTATGTTGGCTATTATAGCAACATTCATTATCACACTATTTACAGTCAATACCATTGTTTGGTATCTACAAGACACAGCAACATTTAAACAATCATTTAGTCATGGTGCCACAATAGGTATCATGCTAATTGTTGGTTGGATACCTGCTGTAATTGTAGGTTATGATGTAAATGATAAATTAGAACAATAATCACTTAAACATAAAACACATGCAAGTATTAATTTTAAAACCAGAACTATTTGTTCAACACAAAGACAAAATCGGAATCTTATTATACAATTCTGATAAAGCTCCAACGGTTAACCTATTTATAGGTGACCAACATATCGTAATCAAACGAAATGAAATCTTATCACCTTTAGTAGATGATTTGAATAACTATCTTTTAGGCAATGAAGACTTAAGAGATTTAGCATTGGAGCACAACTTAATTGAGGTACATGATCAAGATCGTAACTCTTATTTAGACTATTATTCCTCTCACAACTAAAAATTAAATATCATGAAATCAATTATTAAATTATTCTATGTTATCATATTGCCATTGGCAGTATTAGCATCCAGTATCAGTTATCTTATAAATTCAGCTGATCCAAGTTATTTAACAGTAATAGCATTATTTATAGCTGTAGTCTTTAATGCAGTGTTTTGGCTTTCTCATATGGATAAGACTTCTGTATTACCCATTCTTGATATCCAGATATTACCAATGATAGGTATAGGAGTTCTTATTGATAAAACTTCATCACACTCAGATACTACTACATTGATGATTATGTTACCATTTATTGCTATTGAACTTAGAAATAGAAAAAAATAAGTGCCATACATGACACCCTAACAACACCAGTAATATTATATCTATAGTATCACTAGATAGTAAGGCTAGGTGAACAGGTTACAACATTGGTTATAGTGGTAACCCAAACATAGTAGTACCAATCAGATTAATCATTTTATTTGGTTTTAAAACTGTTAATTACAACGGTTGGTCTACTATGTTTTTAAAAATTAAAAATATGAACGAAAACAATTATAATATATCAAGTAATACAACTGAAATACTTATTCAGTCTATCATAGACAAAGAGAAACTTATGAATCCTGATAACTTTAGTAATGTGATGCATATACTAAGAAAAGGTTTGAACTCTGCTAACATTAGTGCTTTGTTAGAAATGATATTGAGTCCATATAAGTTTGAACCACTTGCAATAAATGATTATGTTAAGATAAAACCACCAAACTACCATGCAGGTAGAGAATTTGAGTGGGATGTTCTTATAGATAAAGGTCTTGGTACTGAAGATGGTTATGTCTTTGGTACTATTAAAGGAGATGGTTCTTGGTCAAGTGAGTTTGACCCATATTATAACACAATGGATGTTATTGTATGGTACTATGATTTAGAAGATGCTCAGATTAAGACTCAGGAAGTTAAGATAGACACCTTTTCTATTATTAAAATAAAACAAGATGATATACCTTATGAAGTTAACAAAAACAAAAAGATTCCTGAATCACTGACAATTGAACTATAAGTTATGGCAAAATTAAGTATTGAATTATTAAGAAAAGAATATAATTATTGGTCTAAATCAAAAATTATAGAAGCTTTTGGTACATATATGAATTCTAAATATAATCTTAACAATGAAAAACTTGATAATGAATTAGATTCTAATATGGCGTTGCTAATGATAATGTCTAACCATGTCACTAAACTATAGGTTTGGCATTGTTAGCCGTAGTGTCATAATAGCACCAGATTTATCAATGCAAGCAAAATGTGTATACTCTACATTAGCTTGTTATGCAAATAAACAAAGATCTTGTTTTCCTTCTATATCAACACTAGCTGACGACTTAAATGTAAGTCAAAGAACAATTAAAAGACTGATAAAAGAACTGAAAGACAAAGATTATATCACAAGAGTAGGCAGAAAGCTAATAATAAAATAATGCTATTAGCTATATATATGCATACTAAATTCTACACTTATACTAAATAGGATTCAAAATACCAAATTAGTGACTAAAATTATTATAAATTTGTTAAGATTTACTTAGCAGTTAAAATGATAATACAGTTACCTAATGGACGTATAGTTGAATGCTCAGTTGAGCAGTATCTTTCATTGTCTGATGAAGAGATACAAGACCTCAACGGTCTAAGTGCAGCCTATACTAAAGAAGTGGGTAATCCTTTTTATAACACCTATTTTAATTCAAACCAGATTGATCGTGATGAAGATGATGATTATTTTCATGAGAAAGAACCTGCATTGGATGAAATAGATGAAATAGATAAAAGGGAAGACCTTGATTTTCAAAGGGACGATGTTTAAAAGATAAACACCCCAATCATTTTAACAATTTATTAAAAACAACAATTATGCAAAGTAAAGTAAACATCATTGCTGATGACATGGGAAATGTTATCCGTCAATCAAGTACAAGTTCAGATTATGGTTATGTAAGACTACAACAAGACAGAGTTACATTTGGTAACAACGGTTGGGTTAAAAAGTCAAACATTAGTACATTATTACACGGTAAACTAGAAGACCTTCAGTCACTAGGATTAGAGTCATTAAACAGTTTTAATGGTAAAATCATAATTAAAGAACAGTTAGATCCATTCACTCAGAATGATCCAGATCGTGATCTTAAATATGCAGGTGATACAGGTATCATATGCTGTGTTGATGGCCAACCTATTTATAGGAAAACATTCTTTGTTGCTGATGCAACTGCTGAGGATGTATTAGTAGCACACAATAATGGTGAAGCTATTAGAGAGGCTAATGCTAATTCTTTTAATCTTGATAAATCCAAAGTTGCAAAACCAGCAACATCAGCTGAAGCATTTGGATTTGATTCAAGTGATGAAGATACCGTAGATGAAACTACTAATGAAATAGAAGAAGAAGTTCTTGAAGAAGAAACTTTTGAGCTATAACATATATAAATCTTTCTGAAGAATGCAAGGAGGGAACTAACACTTAGGTGAAGGTTCCCTCTTTCATTTTTATATCTTATTCAATGTCTTATTTAAATAAAAACCATATGTATGCTATCTCAAGAACAATTAAATCAAATAAAAACAGATGAAAGTAAATCTTTATTAAACCAAAGACTTCAACGTTACCACTATTATGGACTACTGGAAGAATACCAGTTGCATCCAACCTCAATCATTAATACTTTTACATATACTTCATTAAATTCATATCAACACTTTTTATTTAAAAGAGTGTTACATGGCCTTAATGTTTATGATGCAAAAGAAGTTGAAGTTTTACATTGGGATAAAAAAAGAAGAATTTCTAAAGTTTGGAGAAGAGGGCAAAGAGAAATCAATGCCTGGAAACAAATGATATGTAATAAAAGAGTCAATGATTTTTTTAAACAAACATTTCGTGGGCCTACTGCAGAGTATATAATCTCAGTACCTGTAGATGAATACCTAGAGGATTATAATAATACTTTATCATTTAAAGATTTAGGTGTAGAATATGAAGACGTAATACTTATGTTTATGTCTAAAGGGTTATTACCTAAAAATTATCTTACACTTGTCCCTAATGATAGACAACAAAGTCTTAAAGGATGATTCAACAGAAAAAAAAACTATGTAACAATTGCAATACCGAACAGTTTATTTGGAAAAATGATGCTGGTAACCGGTATTGCAAAAGTTGCTGGTATAAAGCTAAAAGTACAGATGCTAAACCATTAAAAAAAACTCCAGTAAATCAAAAGTCAAAGAAGATGCAGGTCATTGATCAAGCTTATACTAAACTTAGACGTAAGTTTATGGAGCAACAACCAATGTGTCAAGCAGCTTTGCATTGTTGTACTGGTAGTTCAACAGATGTTCATCACAAAAAAGGACGTGGTAAATATCACTTAGTGGTTAGCACTTGGCTTTCAGTATGCAGAACTTGTCATACATACATAGAAGAACATCCTAAAGAAGCAACAGAGCTTGGATATTCAGAGAAACGTGACTAACTTTGGCAATTAGGTCTCATAGCTCAATTGGATAGAGCAACAGCCTTCTAAGCTGTAGGTTCAAGGTTCAAGTCCTTGTGGGATCACTAATGGCCGGATGATGGAATTGGTAGACATGAAGGACTTAAAATCCTTTGGACAGTAATGTCCGTGTGGGTTCAAGTCCCACTTCGGCTACTATTATATACCCATGAGGGTATACTTGCATGCAAATGGATACACCTTATACCTATTCGGGTATATGCTCTCTTAGCTCAGATGGTTAGAGCAAATCACTCATAATGATTAGGTCATAGGTTCAAATCCTATAGGGAGCACTTTAAAATGAAATAAAATGAAACAAAAAACAATTGAACAAGCTGCTGAAGAATATTATAACAATAATATTTTTTGTGATGGTATAACAGAGTTTGAAAAAAATATAGCTATTAGATGTTATATAGCAGGTGCTAAATGGCAAAAAGAAACATATCCATGAACAGAGAAGAAATACAAAAAGAAGCCTTAGAAATAAGTTTAAAATATACAAGAGCTGGTTTAGCTATTAGCATGGGTGTTGGTAAAACACGTATTGCTATACAACACTTAAAACAACATTATGATCCTTATATAAAAGCATTAGTTGTAATACCAAAACATTCAATAGCTCAATCTTGGATAGATGAGTTGGGTAAAATGAAATTAGATAGTATGTTAGAACATATTACTTTTACTACATACTTATCTTTAAACAAACATAGCCCATATGACTATGATATAGTTTATTTAGATGAATGTCATAGTTTATTGAATTCACATGAACCTTTTTTATCTATATTTAAAGGTAAAATATTAGGGTTAACGGGTACACCACCTGAAACTATACATTCTGAAAAAGGAAGACTAGTCAATATATATTGTCCTATTAAATATACTTTTACTGTAGATCAAGCAACTGACTCCAATATTTTAAATAATTATAAGATAATTGTACATGAGTTAGAACTTTGTAAATTTAATACAGTAAAAAAAAGTAGTAAGAATGGTGGATCTTGGTGGACATCTGAGTTTTTGGATTATGATTATGCAACCAAACGTTGTCAAGATGCAAATACTCCTAAACAAAAACAGTTTAGTGCAATTATGAGAATGAAAGCAATAATGAGTTATGGAACAAAAGAAGAGTATGTAAAATCTTTGTCCACTAGTTTAAACTCTAAATGTATTATATTTGCTAATACAAAGGAACAAGCAGATAAACTTTGTAAATACAGTTATCATTCTGGTAATCCTAATAGTCAGTATAATTTAGAGTTGTTTTCAGATGGTAGAATAGACAAGTTATCTTGTGTTTTACAACTATCAGAAGGTGTTACAATACCAAACCTTAAAGCAGGTATTGTTATGCATGCGTATGGTAATGAAAGGAAAACAGCTCAGAGAATTGGTAGATTACTAAGATTGAATCCTTCAGAGACAGCAGTGTGTCATATACTGTGCTATAAAGGTACACAAGATGAAGTATGGGTAAAGAAAGCTCTTGAAACCTTTGACTCAAATAAAGTTAAATATTATAATCCTTTAAAAAAGTTAACAAATGAATCATGATGATTATTTAGACCAAGGAAACCCTGCAAATGAACCAGAACATGAATGCAGAGAATGCGGTAAGATGTCAGATTATGAGGATTATTGCAGCAGGCAGTGTTGGATGGCAAGTCAAAAATAAAAAAAAGAATATTATGGGAAAAATGAAAGAAGTATTTATGGAAATGATTGAACATGAATACAAAGGAGACCACGATGCATACTTACAAGATTTAGCAAGAATAACCTGTGAAGAATTTATACATATAAATGAAACACCATGTCCAAATTGCTTTAATCACAGTTTGCATAGAAATGAAAATGAGTTTGTATGTGATGTATGTGCTCAAGAATTTATTGAAGTAAACAATGCATTAAGATTTAAATAACTATAACCTTTAAAACAAAAGAGAAATGAAAACACCAATGCAGGAGTTGATTGACCAA